CCCCTCTCCGTTGGTTCGGGTTTCGAAGAGGAACCCGGCTAGATATAAGGACCAGCCCCATTATGGGGCTTGTGCATCATCTATAGTAGCGCCAGATCTGGATCGTACTTTAGGATCAGGTCGTCCACCCAGGATTCAGACAATCTCATAAAGAAATTGCCGTCGTTCTGAGTCAGCGATCTTAACCTTAGGGTATCACCAGATTCCGCGTATGAAAATGAAAAAGCATTCTCGCTTTCATCTTCCCCGGCCGCCAACAGACTATAGTCTGTGTCGAACAGGAGCTGCGCGTCAAGCCAATCTTTGGTTTTATGCGTTTGACTGTACATCAGAATAAACCTTGGAGACGTATCCTCATCCGATAATAAAACGGACACAGGTACATCCTTGGCGAAAACTGAGTTTCGACCAATAAGCTTACTCGTTGACAGCCTACAGAGATTTAAACCGTATGCTGACTTGATTTTCCTATAGAAAGGAAGCGTGTTCAGAAATTCATCTGACACTTTGTAGTTGACCTTGACAAAATTTGTTATTCTCAGAAAATCCCTAATTGAAGGGTTCCTGGTCTTAACATAAAAGCCACGGACAAAGGTACCGTTATTAAAATCGGCACCGCAACTCTCGCGGAACGATGTCTCGATTGAGAACGACTTTTCAGCGTTCAATTTAAAACCAATCGATTCAAAGAACCGTTCAAAAGACTTCCTTGCTCTACTGAAGGCGACGATAAGATCATCCCCGTATGTAGAGACTAAAAATGCAATGCAACGTTCTAGTGGAGCCTCACTTAAATTGAAGCCCCAATTCAAGAGAAATGCGACAGTCAAAGCAAAGAACAGTAAGGATTCTAGTTCGAAAGTGAACGAGTATCCCATAGGAAAGCTCCGGTACGTGTACCGTTGCCCCTTCCATTCAAAGCCGAGACACGACGATCTCTGCATCATATCCCATAGCTTTTGGCAATTGGGTCTGGGTTTCCCCAGCAGGACCTCTTCCAAAATCGGAAAAGT